GTCTGGCTGCCCTTCGGGTGGTAGGTCGCGTCGTACCACGACGCAATGCCTCTCGCTGGCACTCCGTGCGGCGTGAGCGCGACGAGCAGTGCGACGAGCAGTGCGATCACTCAGGCGCCTCTGGCTCACCGAAAAAATCAGCGAACTCGCTGAGATCGAAGACCACCAGCACGCGGCGCTTCGTTCCAGCGCCTGGACTGTCGCCGATCACGACGGCGCGCAGCTTGTCGTGGCGGAATGGAATGCGGTTCAGCCAGCCCCAGATGCGCTCAGGGAACGAGCCGCCCACCTTGCACTGGATGTCATAGACGCCCGTCGCAACGTCAGTCGGGCCACCAGCCCAGCCGATGCGCGTGCCGTTGAGCCGCTTGGCGATCTCGCGCTCGAATGAGTTGCCCCGGTTGCGCGCGTTCTTGCCGCGCTTACTGCGCGTCGCCTGGAGGTCGAGGTCCTTGAAGGCGCCCATCAGATCACCCGCGCGAGGTAGTTCTTGAAGCCGTCAGAGAGCGTGCGTGCCTGCGGGTCAATCTCCAGCACGCCGTGCTTCACACAGTCTGCGATGGTCTTGCGGTTGCCGACGCCGTTGTAGAGCCAGAACCAGCCAGCAGGTGCAAGGTCGTCGGCGTAGCCGATCCAGAGGGTCGCCCACGGGCGAGCCGCGAAGCGCGGATCTTCCACCCAGCACTTATCGCCCTCTTGAACCAGCACCACACCCTCATCGAGGAATGGCGCCGGTCGCTCGATTCTCACTTGGAACCGTGACAGGTGCGATGTTCCCAGACCATCGCGGTTCGGCGCTTCGGTGTGAACTCGATCCACTTCACACGCCACGCTTGCTTGAGTTCGCTGATCGAGGCGCCGCAGATCTTGCAGTTCGCGCCAAGCCAGCGCGTCGCCAGGCGCTTCCCTGACTCTGCCTTCTTTGCCTTCACCGCAGCCATTCGGTCGCCTTCCAGATCCACGCGATTGTCGCCATCGCAACGAGCAGGTACAGGGTACCCGCTACGACCGAGCCTCGCCGAGCGGCCTCTTTGAGGCTGAGAGCGACTAGGGCAGCCAGGACTGCGTGCATCGCCAGGATCAGGATGCCAACGTCAGCAAAGTTCACGCCAGCACCGACTCTACGATGGCGCTGAGGCGCTCCACCGCAGTCCTGACGGCGAGTTCCGGTGTAGCCCCAACGAACTCCATCTCAAAGCCCATCGTGTCAACCATCACCAGCACGTAGCCATTCGCGCCCTTGAGCAGTGCGTCGAAGTGCCAGCCAGCCTGGTCTCCGAGAACCTGAAGCGTGTCCCAGTCCGAGTTCATCGTCGGTCCTCCTCCATCCAGCGGATCAGCCGCTGCGTAGCATCCTCAGCCGTGAGGTCGGTCGTGTCAAGGCTGAAGTCAAACGGCGCCAGGTTCCAGCCTGTCTCCGTTACGTCGTCAGCCCCGACCACCTTGCCGATTCGATCACCGCGCCGCACAGCGTGAGCGTGAATCCGCACCACGGAGAGCAGCGGGTCAATGTGCTGCAGGTACGTGACCTCGTGGTCAAGGCGCACGTCGTCGATCACGATTAGACGCCCAGCCCTAGCAACCTCGGTGTACCGGCGACGGAACTGCCGCAGCCAGAAGTCAAGGTCAACCTCTCGCAGCTTTGCGCCGATGTCTTGCAGCAGCTCACGACCCAGCACGCGCTTGCCGCCGTCGTACGTCCTGACGAGGAACTCGGCGTCCTTCGTCAGACCTGGATAGGCGCCGTTGGCGATCTCCTTGATCGGATCGGCGATCGAGAGCCGCGTGTAGCCGTTGAAGTCGCACAGCAGGTTGGCGATTGTCGACTTCCCCGATCCCTGCGGCCCGATGAACGCGAGGTTCCGTTTCACAGCATCCTCCTTCCTGACGAGATCGGCAGATAACCGACCACCTTCATCACCTTCTCGGTGTTCTCAAACTCGGTCGTGGCAGGCATCTCACGAGCCTCCCAGTTCGGCACTGGCACCTTGTGCAGGTTCCAGCCCCAGATCCCATCTGGCGTGGAGCAGATGTAGACCGGCACGCGGCCGTGGTAGTCGGCGACTGCCATCAGCCTTCGGTACTTGCTCTCCTCGATCAGCAGCTCGTCGTAGTGCCTGTCTCGGCACTTCAACTCGGCGTAGTAGCGCACGGTGCCAAACCGAGCGTCTGCGCTGAAGGTGCAGTCGTAGGTGCTGAACTCATCCTCTGCCTTTCGTAAGTCATCCAGTCCCTCTGTCCGAAGGAAGTCAAAGAGTTCCTGTTCAGTCATCCCTTCCTCCCTGTGATGATCTCAAAGGCACTAGTCAAGTCACCAGTCCTCGCGCGCGTACTAACTTCTTTAGTAAGTCTCTTAGTCTCTATGTCTCCTAGTCTCTTAGTCTCTATCCGTTCTTTGCCGTTCTCAGAACGGTCACTTTGCGTTCCGTGGTTCTCATTCCAGCGTGCTTTTCGCTCAGGTGCCGTCGGGTCCACCTGATACCGAGACCAGTTGGCGACCGCCAGACGGCCCTGCTCTTCGATGAGCAGCCCCGCCTTGACAAGCGTCAGCACGTGCTTGTGGAGCCTGTCTGGCAGCAGCGCCTTGAGGTGATCAAGTGAGCCGAACGAGCCACCCGGTCGCTGTCGCTTCGCGCGGCTCAAGGTCTTGATCCAGACGAGTTGAGCGAGATCAGGCAACTGCGCCACCTTGTCGTCCTCGTCCCAGCCTGGAACGAGCTTTAGAAACTGTCGAGCCATTGTCCCCTCCTCCTGCCGTTAGAACGGCAACTCACTCAGGTCGTCAGTCGGCACGCGCTTCGGCGCTGCCGGTGCAGGCTTGCCTGCTGGCTTCTGCTTGCAGAACCCTGCGTTGTCCTTCGTCGGACACGCCCAGAACTCGCCGTATGGCTTGCCAGTCCCCTTGCTGACCCCGCCGGGTCGCAGGATGAACGGCACGCCGTGTGTCGGGCAGTTCCCGTTGCCAGCCTCTGGCGATTGGGCGAAGGCCATCGCAGCCTTCAGAACGTCTGCGTCTGCGCTCACAGATTCAACGGAGAGGGGTATAGGAGCCACGGAGAGGCTCGTTCCCCCAGTCGGGGCTGTCCTAGTACCCCCTGACGTGCTTTCGGGGCTGTAGAGGCTCCTACCCACCCCGACCTGCGCGGCGCAACGTCGGAGCGCGTCCGAAGCTGCTGACTTGAGCGGCTCGTCATCCGAGGTTGAGTTCGGATAGCCGAAGTCCTCGTGAATCACCGTCTTCCCCTCGACCACGATGGTCAGGCTCCCCTTGACGACCGAGCGCGGCACGTCAGCGACGGCCACCTCGAACTGCCAGCCAGTCACGCCCAACACATCGTCCAGCCGCTGAGCGACTGCACGCGCGTCGGCGTAGGTGAAGACGAGTCCCGCTCGCCCCGGTCGCTGCTTGAGATCCTTCGGATCGAATGGCGCTGCGAGCGCCTGTGCGATTTGGTTGCTCACGCTTCCCTCCTAACTTCTTTCGTCTCGACCTTGCAATCGTTGCAAAGCCACCATTCGGTGAAGTAGGTGACTACCACCGGTACTCCATCGTCGTGCAACTTTGGTCGCACTTTTTCCCTGTCTTGATAAAGCACTTTTTCGTTGTACTCGTATCCAAGTGCAGGCGTCATCCCAATCGCCTTCTTGCGTCTGCACTGAACGCAAGGGTGAATCGCAGCGCTCATTCGTTCTCCCCCTCCCGCTTGAAGCGGAATACCCGCGCCCCCGGAGTCTCCGAGGTGAACTGCGCGAGTGCTACGTCGTAGGTCTCAGGGGCAACGCCCTTGAGTACCGCCGCGACTGCCTTCCAGTCGGTCTTTGCTGAGACCTTGTTCTGCTTCCAGGTGGCGACCCAGTCAGCACCTGCGATCCCTGCCTTCTCAGCGATCTTCTCCTTGAGGATCATCGCCATCTCAAGCAACTGCTCGTCAATGACCTTGCCCTCAAGTCGCAGCTCTTCGTAGGTCCGAGCGATCCGCTCGGCCTCGTCGTCAGCAGGCACCCACTCCTCGGAATCTTGTGGCACGACCTGCGCGAAGGTCTCGGAGTCAATCCCGACCATCGCAGGTGGCGTGCCAGTCGCGAGCGCCTCGCGGAACTGGATCGCCTTCTGGCAGAGTTCGGTCTGCAACTGGATGTTCTCCTTGATCCGCTCGATGCGGAACACGAGACCACCGAGCAGGGCGACCACGTCAACCCACGGAGCGCCTGTCACGAACATCTGCCACTGCACCTGCGCCTCCACCTCTGGCGGCACCGGATACAGCGACCAGCGGCGCGATGCCGAGGTCTTGATCTCGACCAGCCCAGGCTCTCCGACGATGGTGCGATCCAGCGACGCCATCGCCCACGGGATCTCCTTGACCCTGACGACGCCGTTTGACTTCTTCAGCTTGCGGCCAGTCTCTGCTTCGTAGTAGGTGGCGACTGCGTCTTCAAGGATCACGCCCCGGTGCGCTGCCGCGCCGACTGCCTGCTCCTCGACCTTGCCCAACTTCTCAGCCCAGAGTTGGTACGGCGTCTTGTAGGGCGACAGCCCCGCGATGACGACAGCGTCGGTCGCGGTAATGCCTTCCATCCGCAAGTCGAACCACTTGGCGCTGCGCTGCTTGGCAGCGATGAACTCAAACCTCTTGCTCACTTTCCCCTCCTGTCCTTCTTGGCGAAGCCGTCGCCCTTGAACACGACCGCCGGCGCCTGGATCACGAGCCGCATCCAGCGGCCGTCATTCGGACAACGGGGCGTGTAGACCTCTTTGATCGAGTGCGTGTGTTCCTCTCGCGCACCGCACTCTCCACATCGGTATTCGTAGGTCGGCATCAGAGCGCGACCCGCCAGATGATGAACGCGAGGATGAACGCGCCCAGCGAGACCATCGTCCAGCGAAAGCGCTCCTCCTCGTGCTGCTCGATCAGCGCGCGCTCCCACGCGGTGCTGATGCGTCGGTACGTCTTCGGGTCAGAGCGACGATCAAGCTTCACGACCACACCGCCCACATCACGAAGATGCTGACGATGATCGCGGTGAACGCCACCATCCCAACGATCTCTGAGAGCAACTGCTTGCCACTCATCAGATCACCTCGCCTTCGGCACGAAGTTCCTGTGCATAAACTTCGCAGACGCGATCGCCAAAGTCCACGGTGTAAAAGCACCAGGCTCCAGCGTTCTCACAGCGGCAGGTCGTAATCACCTTGCCGCTTACTTCGAATCCGAGGTCTGCCCCAGCCTCGTCAACAGCGATGGCGTAGACGACTTCGCCTACGCTCAGGTGCTGGTTAGTTTCAACTGCTGTTGCGTTCATCTGTTCCTCCTGTGTCGGCCTCGGCATCTGCCTCGGTTCCTCCCGACAGGTAGAGCATACGCCCGTTCCAGAACGGCTGTCAAGCGTTCTTTTTAGGGGGTCAAGGGCGCCCCCCTCCGGGGAGGGGCCAGAGGGGGGGTAGACCCCCCGAAAGGGGTCTTAGGCGTTGTCCTCCACCTGCTCGACCACGACTGCGATGCAGTCGGCACACAGGGCTGAACTCACGAGGAGAGTGTAGCCACCCTCCTGTGCCAGCGTGTGTTCGTGGTAGCGCCAGACCCTCCCCCAGCGGAGGCACGCAGAGCAAGCGCCCTGCGGCTCCCGCTGGCGGGGGTGCCAGACCGTCTTGGAGGTCACTTCAGCCTGACGAGGTACTCCGCAGTCACGCCCTCAGCGTGCTGGAATAGGAGCCACTGGCACGGCTCCCCGGCGCTTGCGAGCTGCTCCATCGCATAGGTGTTCGTGGACTCGATAGAGCCACCGTTCCAGTGCGTGAGCCCGTTGAGGTACATCCGCGTCGGCGTGTGGAAGTGCGCGCCGACCGAGTAGTCAAACTCAGCGACTGACGCACGCCAGCCCGATAACTTCTTGCCGAAGCCGTACCAGGGGAAGCCAGCGAAGCCGCCACCCACCTGGTCGCCGTGGAAGAGGAACCAACGCTTGCCGAGGATCTCGTCGACTGCGTACCAGTGACGCTCACCCTGCGTGAAGGTCTCTGGCCACTCCAGCCGCTTCTCGTCCCCGACTGCCATCTTGGCGATCCGGTACATCATCGCGTCTGCGTTGGTCTCAGGTCGGCTGACACCACGTCGCCCGATGCGACCGTGGTTGCCGATGACGCCGACTACCTTGACCTTCTC